AGGACAAATCATTACTGTAGGTGAAAACGGTGAAATTACCGCAATCGATAACGCTACTGCAGAACCTGTAGAAGAAGCAGTTGTAGAAGAAATGGAAGATATCGAAGTAGAAGTACCAGTTGCAGAGGAGTTAATTCCTGCTACTGAAGAACTTTTAGCTGGAATTGCTGAAATGCTTGCACCATTCACTGAAGAAATCGCAGTACTTAAAGAAGAAGTGGTAACACTTTCTAAAAGATTAGAGAAAATGGCTGCAGAGCCAGGAGCTCCTAAAGTAACTACTAATACTTTTAAAGAAATATTAGCAGACAAAGATGCTAAGATGGCAGCAAAATTAACAATGCTAAGAGGTCTTAGAAAATAATTAAACTAAAAAAACAAAACAAAACATTAATATTATGGATTACGGATTTAACGTAGCTGCACTTCCTGCTTACACGGATCAGCTTAGCAACGAAATTATCGCAAAGGCAGTTTTAAATACTGACTTATTATCTTACCTAGACCTTAGAACTGGGTATACTTCAGGAACAGTATCAATCAATTTACTTGATGCAAACCTTCCTGTATCTGCATTATCTTGCGGATGGCCTGACAACACAGTGGAAAATGAAATAACTTACACTCAAATTCCTGTAACTATTGAGTCTTTACAATCTAAAACTCAACTTTGTCCAGAAGACTTACGTGCAGTTTACCAATCAGCTTTTATGTCTGCTGGTACAGGTAATGATTTTATTCCTTTTGAAGAAGTAATTTCTGAATCTTACGCAAAGAAATTAACTAAATACAACGAAGGTTTCTTAATCAATGGTTTCGGAGCTACTCTAGGAATCAAAGGACAAATCACTGCAGCTAACGGAGCTAACGTACCTGTTACTCCACTTGCTTGGACAGTTTCTAACGCAATCGACCAAGCTTTAGACATTTATGATCAAATCGCTGAGTCTGTAAAAGACAGAGACGATTTAATTATGGTTGTTTCTCCAGCTAACTACAGAACTTTAACTAGAGCTTTAGTAGCAGCTAACCTTAACACAGTATCTAACTTAACTTCAGTAGTTGAAGGTAACCAAATCATGATCCTTCCTGGAACTAACTGTAAAATCGTTATGTCTTCAGGCTTAGTTGGTTCTGACTACGTATTTGCAGGTCCCGGAAAAATGATACTTGCAGCTACAGGACTTCAAGATGAGCTAGACAATTTTGTATTCTTTTATGATCAAGGTCAAGACATGATGAAATTCAGAGCAGCTTGGAGATTAGGTGTAGGAGTAGGAGAAGTGAATTTATTCGCTACTAACGACTTAGCATAATTAAACATAAATCAACACCAGGATTACTCACGTAGTCCTGGTTTAATCAACCTAAAAATAACAACATTTAATATATATGGCATGCAGTAATCTCACCGCGGGTATTTTAGATTTATGTAATGATGGTTTTTCGGGAATTCAAAAGATTTTCTTGGCTAATGGCCCAGTTGAATCTTTCACAGAAACTGCAGGAGTAGTAACAGCAATCACAGTAGGTGGTAGCCCATTAACTCCAGCAGACTTCTTTGAATTTGAAGTTCCAAGACAAACATCAACATTTAATGAAACTATAACCGCTACACAAGAAAACGGAACTTTAATGTTCCAACAAGACATCACTATGGTGTTTAATCAGATGGAAGCATCTAAACGTAATTCTATACTTTTAATGGCTCAAGCGACTACTATGGTTGCAGTAGCTCTTGATGGTAATGGTAAATACTGGTCTATCGGACTTGAGTTCGGAGCTTATATGGCTTCTGGAACTGCAACTTCTGGTCAGAATTACACAGATAGAAATGGTTATGAAATTACAATCTCAGGTATGGAAAAATCTCCATCATTTGAAGTAACTTCTACAATCGTTGAAGCATAACTAGAATTCTCTAGAAATATAAGACCCTAGCTTTAATCGGCTAGGGTTTTTTTATGCTATAAAATGGACGATATATAATACAACTATCAGTTATTTTATATTTAATATTATAAACATACATTCAAAAATGACATTATACGTAAACGACCAATTTAAAATATTCTCGAGTAACAATACTGCTATCACTGGCAATGTTGTTTTCATTTTAACGGGCCAATTTAGTAGAACAGATACAGTTCTTCCAGCAACAATTACCTTTGAAAATTCTAGATACACTGAATTACAATTAGAATTTCCGGTTAATTTTAAGAATGAACATAAAAATGGTGTTTATTACTATACGATTCAAAACGATACTGATGTTTTTGAAAAAGGATTAGTCAAATTAATTACAGAACCGGGTGGAGATAATGGAGCAGTAGAATATATTTCAACACCTCAAACAGAAAATAGAGAATCTGTAGTATATTACAGACCAGAATATTAATAATTTATGAAAAAGACACTACCAAATAAAACCGAGGGGTTATACTCGATAGTTGGAGCACAATTTGCTGCACCAGCGCTACCCGTTATTAAGGAGCTCCGAAACAAGGATTATATGTTTTATGGAGAAGATAATCTCTATCCTGACAAATTAATACAAATGTATGATAGCTCAGCTATACATCATACTTGCATTGAAGCAATTAAAGATGGTATCTTCGGAGAAGGTATCGACATCATCGGAGATGAATATATCAATACACAAGGAGAAACTATTGATGATATATTTGAAAAGATTACATTAGACTATACACTATTCCAAGGATACGCTGTAAATGTCGTTTGGAATAAAGAAGGTACACAAATTGCAGAAATATATCATTTGCCTTTTGCAAATGTAAGAAGTGGCAAGAAAGATGAAGACGATGAAGTCACAGAATACTTCTATTCAACTCATTGGGATAATTTAAGAAAGTATAAAGAAATGCCATATAGAGCATATGATGCTATGGATAATAAAGGAGATAATGCATCTCAAATCTTTTACTATTTTAATTATACACCGGGTAACGATGTTTATCCATTGCCTGCGTATGTTGCAGCTACTAACGATATTGTTTTAGATAATAAAGTATCGCGTTTTCACGTAAATAACATATCGAATGGTTTAGCACCTTCACTATTTATTGCAATGAAGAACGGTATTCCTTCACCGGAACAAAGACGAGATGTCTATAAAGAAATTGAATCTACATTTGCTGGAGAAGAAAACGCTGGCAGATTCTTTTTATCATTCTCAGACGCAGATACAGCACCGGAAGTTACACCAATAGACGCTTCAAACGATGATTACTATTTATTATTAGAAGAAAGAATCTCTAGTAGAATATTAACAGCACACAGGATAACGTCTCCATTACTTCTAGGAATAAAGGATTCAGCTGGATTTAGTTCCAATGCCGAAGAAATTAGAGTGTCATACGCGCACTTCGAGGGTACCGTAATCGAACCTAAAAGAAAGAAATTAACACAATCATTTGGTTATATCTTGAAACTTGCTGGTTATAATATTACTATTAAGGTAATACCTAATAGATTAGTTGAAGATGCTGCTGCAGGAAACCCTGATGATTTAGCAAACACAAATATAAACATAGTAGAATAATGGCATCAGAAACCGTTTTACTCGTAAGCGAGCAAAGAATGAAGAATTGGACTTCATTAGATAATAATATAAGAATAGATGTTTTAACTCCATCTATCTTAAATGCACAAGAGATTTATATCCAAGATACATTAGGAACTCCGTTCTTTAATAGACTTAAATCTGGTGTATTAGCTAATGATTTAACTGTAGATGAGGCAGCATTCCTAAAGGACTATGTTGGTCCTGCCCTAATGCAATACGCACTATACTTATTACTACCAAACTTAAAATATAAATTTGTTGATAAAGGTATACTTAATGGAGCTTCAGAAGAAACAAACCCAACAACATTACAGGAATTACAGTACCTAAGAGAATCTACTCTTGATACTGCAATGTTCTATGATGAAAGAATGAAAGAGTTCTTAAAAGATTATCCTAACCTATTTCCTATTTATAGAAATTGGAATACAAAAGGAATGTCACCAAACAAAAGAAACACTTATTTTTCAGGCTTACAAACAGATATACCAAGAAATTATGGAAATTGGATCTACAAAGATTGCGGCACAGATTGCGACCCAGATTGCTCAACGTGCCAATAATAAAAAGACTGATGTTAATATCAGCAAACT